AGACGCTCACCAAGATTTACCGGCACCGCCTCTACGCCTATGAGAGCACCGCAAACGGCTTCAACCATTTCGCCGATATGTGGGAAATCGCAAAAAGCTCGCCGGCGCAGCGAGCCATCTTCATCGGCTGGTGGCGCGACGAGCGCAACGAATTCAGCGAAAAGCATCCGCTTTACCTGAAATACATGCCGGAAGGAACGCAAAGCGCGCTCACGCAGCTCGAACGCGAGCGCATCGACAAGGTGAAACTCGAATACGGCTTCGATATCACCGCGGGACAGATTGCCTGGTACCGCTGCCACCTGGAGACGGAATGCAGCAACGACCAGTCCACCATGGACCAGGAGATGCCCTGGACGGAAGAGGACGCCTTCCAGTCCACGGGATCGAGCTTCTTCACCAATACGACGCTGACGGCCTGCATGAAGGAGGCCCATAAATCCTTGTGCAGCCCGTTCATCATCAAGCTCACCGACGACTTTCGCGATACGAGGCTGTTCCAGTGCGACATCAGCCGCGCGGATCTTAAAATCTGGGAGAAGCCCGTCGCTGGAGCGAGATACGTCATCGGCGCCGACCCGATTTTCGGCAGCAGCCCGAACGGAGACAACGGCGTTATCCACGTTGCGCGCGCGTTCTCTGATTGCATGGTGCAGGTGGCGGAGTATGCGAGCCCGTCGATATCGACGCATCAATTCGCCTGGGCGCTGGCGTTCATCTGCGGCCTATATGGCGACATCACCCTCAACCTTGAAATCACCGGCCCCGGGGGACCAGTATATCAGGAGCTGACGCAACTAAGGCAGAAGCTCGTGGGACTTGGTGTGAAAGACGACCAGGACATGCGAAATTGCCTGAAGTATATAAAGGATTTTTTCTACCGCCGGGTGGACTCGATGACCGGCAGCGTGCTGAAGCAGTGGAAGACGACGCCGGAGACACGCATTCAGATGCTGCACAAGCTGCACGACGGCATCGAGCTGCGGCGGGCACATATACGCTCCCTGATGTGTCTCAATGAATGCAAGAGTATGTATATCGACGACGACGGTTATATCGGCAGCCCGCCCAGCAAATGCAACGACCGCGTGTTCGCCGCGGCGCTAACCTACTGGGCCTGGGACGAGACCGTTCGCTTGCGAATGAAGGGAGAAAAACTCACCCGCGCGGCCGTGATGGATGCGGAAAAAAATGAGCCGCGGAAGCGGGTGGATGGGCTGGTGGCGCGGTACATGAAAGATATGAAACTCACGGAGAGGCAGTGATTTATGGCCGAAGATTATGTTTTTGGTGAATGGACTATTTTTGAATGCGATAGAGCTGCGCAGCAAAAAAAAGAACCTTACTGGACACTTGTTAAGGAGGGAGGTACAGGGCTTTGTCTAGCCCGTGGTCCATTCGGTCGCAAGTCTATGGAACCGTAAAAAATAATTTGGGCCGAAGGGTTTGAGAGCGACGGGATTGGATGCACGAATGCAGACCAGAAAATAATTTTAGATTTGCTTAATAGGAAGTAATTTTAGCGGATACGACGGGTTAGTTTGATTGACTTACTCGTGCTATAGTTCAGCCAGGTAGAACGGATGTCAGGGGTTCGATTTCCACTTAGTCTTGCCGTATCCGCTAAAATTATTTATGTACCGCCATTCCGAAAATAACATCACTCACAACCCGCGCGGCGGCATGCTAGTGCATGCGCGCGAAGGTTTCTCGCTGCGCACTGGGCGCGAGGCGTGCCAAAAGCCGCAGTCCGATGTTTGTGTAGCGCCACCGCTAAGTGAGCGGGAGACACAGCGCTGGCTTGATATAGTGGCAAGGGATTACTGGTACCAGGCGCAGATGCCTATAACGATGGCGGCGCTGGGCGCAGCCATAGGTCGCGAGTCGGTACTGGTGACGCGCGGGCCCGCGAATCCGTTTTACGGCAAAGTCCTCGAACGCATCGCGCGCGCGATTCCGGATATCGAGGCGCGGCGGCTTGTTTTTCCGGAGCCGGTCAGGAACAGCTGGGTTAAAAAATCAAAAAACCAGTTCGATATGTTCGCCGGCGAATCCGAAGCGCCGCGCGCGGAAGCTCCGAAGTTCCTGCGCTTCGACGCGCCCGAGCGCTGCCCGATCATCAAACGGCTTTCCGTCTCCGCCAGCTGGTCGCTGTTCGCACGCTGCGCGTCCTGCGGCGGCAACCAGTTCCTGCCGGTAGCGGTACACGGCGTCATCGAATCTCACATCGCCTGCTACCGCTGCCTGCCCCCGACGCAGCATTTGACATTCGGCGGCCGTGAGATTAAAACCAGCCTGATACACCGCGAGGCGAAGAAATATTATTAATGTGGATTATCCTGGCCTTTAGGCGCTAAATTTTTTACCCATTGCCGCGCGGGAAGTTCCGGATTATTATGCGCGGTATGCCAGCGCTGCACCGCTATCAATGCGAAAATCTTAATTGTTCCGGTTACCGTCCTCCGCGGCTCGGAACATTGTTTACGGCAATGAACGCGCCGACGCCCGTATGTCCTGAGTGTGGCGGCATGAAAGTGACTGACCACGGCGAGTATGGGGAAAAGCCCTGGCACGGACCGTTCATTGGCACCGGCATAGTAGCTCGCACCGATAGAACGCTACGCACGATTGCCGACGCACACGGTCTGGGCGACATCAACAACAAGGACGGCCGCGCGGCAAAGAGTCACGTCACCGCGGAACCGGGACAGCCGGGCAAGTACGGCACCCGCAATTACTTCGGCGTGGAAGTACCGATAAACGACCGGCCGACCGGGAACTGGGGGCATGTTCCCTATGCGCCGTTCAATGTACAGCCGCAGACAAAGCTGCCTGCGAAGGCGAGCAGGACGCCACCGGCTGCGATCCACGCGGAGCATAAGGGAAAAATACCCGTATGATTATTCCCGAGGAAGAAGGACCAAAGGTAAAATTCCTGACATGGGTCATCAGCTGCTGCATGGCGTCGCAACAGCAGCGAAGGACACTTTACGAAAAGCGCCGCCGCTATTTTCTCTATGGCCAGAACATGGACCTGAAGACGCGCTTCAACCGGCTTAAGTCGCACCTGAAGCTCGTTTCGTCGTTTTTATATTCCCCGGAAGGGTTGATTTACAACATCACCGCGCCCAAGAATTCCGGCGAAAAAGAAATACTGATGTATAAGGCGCTGCAGGACGACTGGAATCAGGACGTGCAGGATTCCGGTCTTGCGGACGATTTCACGGAAGCCGTGCTATGGGCCCTTAATTTCGACACGATGATACTCAAGCTCGGATGGAACGACCTAACGGGAAAATTATTCTCGGAACTCATCGAGCCGTCCAGCTTCGGCGTGTTCCGCGAAGATAAGAAAGACTTCGTCAACCAGCCGGCGATGAATCATCAATATCTGCTCGACTACGACGACGCCGCGGAAAGGCTCTACCATGCAGGGCGCGCGCAGGACATCGGCAAGCTTGCGGTCGAAGGGGCACAGACGCTAGGATCGGGGCTTCCCGCACCGCTGATGGGTCTTATCGTCACCGCCACGGGTGGCGAGAACCTGACGGGCAACGTGAAAGGGAGCGTCAACCCCGGGTACGAGGAATCGACGAAATTCCAGCCGACCGTGACGGGTCCCACCGTGCGTCTCAACGAGACATGGATATGGGATTCCTTGGCGAACGACTGGCGGATATTTCATTCCCTCGGCGGCGTCATCCTCTCGGATTCAAAAGAGACGATCAAGATAATCACGGCCGCGGGAACGAAAGCGACGAAATACGACAGCACGACAAACTGGTATCTTAAGGGCGAAAACCCTTTCGTGCCGGTGACGCCATATAAGCTCTATAACCTGTTCTGGGGCGACTGCCACCAGGAGGACATCATCCCGCTGCAGAAATGGAGCAACGAGCGCCTCGAGCAGATCGACGAGATTCTCAAGCGGCAGGAGGACCCGGCGAAAGTCTTCAGCGGTTTCCAGGGGCTCGAGGATGAAATCGCCGGCGCGCTGGGAGGACCCGGAACGTGGGTGGCGGACGCCATGCCAGGAGCTTCCGTCAATGAGCTCAAACCCACCATGCCCACGGACCTGTTCGCGGAATTCAACGAAATCGGGGCGTTCATGCTCGAGGCCTCGGGGCTCACGGAAGTCACGTCCGGCCGTTCCTCCGGAGGCGCGCGAGGCGGGCAGCAGCAGCGCCAGATGCAGATCACCGGCGGCGGCAACATCCGCAAGACCGCCATCGGGCTTGAGGGGCCGCTCGTTCGCCTGGGCGAGCTGGGCCTGAAGCTGAAGATGAAAAACGACGACGGGCATATCAAGACATCGGACGAGACCGAATTCATCGCTTCGCAGCTCACGGGAAAATATTCCATGATGGTGGACGGGCATTCCCATTCGCCGCTGTTCACGCTCGAGACAAAAGAGCTTGCGCAGATGCTGTTCAAGGCTCAAGCCATCGATCGGGAATGGTTCATACGGCTGCTTAACCCGCCCGCTCGGGAGAATCTGCTACATAGCCTGCGCTTGCGCGAAATGGCGGAGGCGAAGCTTCGCGAGCAGCAGGCGCAATCGGGAGAAGACCACGCAGGAAAGAAAAAATAACAATCGACCACCAAAGTCATAACCTCAATCTGGAAGGATATGACGATGATAAGGATTTTTATAATACTCGTGCTTTTAGCCATGCCGGTCAGCGCCGACGATTCAGGAGGGATTGCCGCGGCTAACGCCAATACCTCCGGCAGCGCCAGCGGCAATGACAGCTACCGATAAACAGGAGAGTTCAGGGATGATGAAACTCGTCAAGAAAACCAAAGTCGCAAAATTCCCGCATGTTACCGGAAGCGTCAAGGGCACATTGAGACGCGCGATGAAAAAGGCCATGGAGCAGAACTGGAGCCGCGTTATAATCGTCGGAGAAAGCCGCCACCGCGGGAGCTATCAGTGCAGCAATGTCATCGATACCACGGCCATGGGCATGCTGATGAAAGCTATTATTGTCATTGAAATCGAAGGGTGCCATCTCCCCAAGGATGAACCGGTTGACGACGGCGCTTGAATTTTTTCAGAGCTGCTGTAAAGTCAGATGCTTTTTAATACTCAAAACTGAAGGAGGTAATTGGCATGAAGGGCAGTCGCAAAGGTCATCGCAAGTCCAAGCGCGGCAAGCGCTGAGGGCTCTCCGCGCATAACGCGGACATGACAGAGTTCAAGGGCTCGAGAAGAAGGCTTTCCCGGATTCACGGAAAGCCTTTTTTCGTGCTTTGGCGTTATTATAAGTGTTTGAGAGTGTTTACAAGTAATTGTATTTATTATATAATTTTAAATTTAAGGATTGACGTTGCTTATTTTGGCCGATAATATTCACTTTCATGAATCCTATAGGAACATCCCCCGCATCTGCGCAACTGCCCGGCAGCATCGCGGGAACTCCCCCCGGCCCGGGCGGCTCTCCGGCGGCGGCGCCCGGCGGCGGCGGCGGCAACAAGGCGGCGGCAATCGCACAGCTCAAGGCGGTATTCCCGCTTCTGCATAACGTATTCAACGCCTTTGAGCCCGGCTCCAAGGAATGGTCGGCGCTCTCTCGCGCGCTTACGGCACTAGGCCCCGTCGTCGGTAAAATCAACGAAGAGGATTCCCTCGTGCCTTCCGCCATCACCCAGATGGCCATGGCGGCGCGCGGCGGTCCGCTCAAGAATGCTCCCCCGGTAGGCCTGGCGCCCGCCAGCCCTCCCGCGGGCGCGCAACCCCAAGCCGCCTGAAGGAGGACATCATGCCGAAGAACGACGTTTTTGAACCGAAAGTCAGCGCGCCGGGCCTCGAGCGCAAGCGAGAGAACAACCAGGCGGTCAATCCCCCGAGCTATATGCAGCTGGGCGGCCTGACCGGCGCGAGCAAGCTCAACCGTGATGACGCCGTGATGGGACTTGAAAAGGGCGGACCGCAGGCGAAACAGGGCAAGCCTATCTAGGGGCGACGAAAGAGCGACTTGAACCGAGTTAAGAAGGGAACGTGATTATGACAGCGGAAAAATTATCGGCGGAAGCGCAGGCACAACTGGCGGAACTGACGCTCAAAATCGCACACGATCCCAAGACCCGCAAGCAGTATGCGAAGCTGGTGAAGGAAATCGATCCGTCGCGCACCTTCCCCGACGTGGAGATGGACGAATTCCGCGAGAGCGTCAAGGCGGACATCGCCGCGCAGAAACTCGCCGACGATGCTCGCAAGACCTCGGACAGGCTTGCGGCGCAGCGGCATGCTCTTATTGCCACCGGCCGTTTCAAGGAGGAACAGGTCAAGGAGATGGAAACTTCCGTGATGGAAAAACACGGCATCAGCGACTATGACGTCGCCGCGAAGATATTCAGCGCCGACCTCAAGCCAGCGTCGCCAGCGCACGAAATCAAAAGCCGCACCTGGGAAATGCCGACGATTGCCAAGGAGGACATGGGCAATCTCGCCGCATTCGCGCAGCGGCAGGCCTACGCGGCCATCGACGAAATCAAGGCAAAACGGGCATCTTAAAAGGAGAATAAGCCATGCCGCAATTCGGAGTAGGAATCATACCGCCAGCGGGAAGCGTGGCGACGGAACTCACGGCCGTCACGCGCCGGGCTTTCCTGCAGAAATATATCGTCCAGATATGGAAGGCATCGCCGCTCACCTGTGCGCTGCTTTCCTCCGCGCTCATGGCATCCGGCGGTCTTTCCCCCATCACCGCGCCCGTTCAGGGAAACCCGATGGTGTCGGGCGAGTGGACCGATTATTCGGGCTCTTTCAACAAGCCGGGCAACATTCCAGGCCTGCAGGACGCCGAGTTCAATCTCTCCGCCTATGTGGTGCCGATTCCGTTCCTGGGCCTGGAAGGCCTCGTGCAGGTCGATTACGGCGTCGTGCCCATCATCGAGGCGCGCATGAACGATGCCACGAACGAGACTATCGACGCCTTCTCGACGGCGCTGTGGAACAATGTCAGCAACACGCAGCAGATCGTTGGCCTTCCCGGCGCGGTGGACGACGGCACCTTCGCCGCCACCTATGGCGGCATCGCCCGCAGCTCGACCAACTCGCTGGGCAACAGCTGGTGGGCATCGACCTACGTCGCCAATGCGGCAGGCGCAGTCACGCCCACGCGCAACCTCATCATGCAGTACGTGGCGCAGGTGACCAAGAAGAATGGCGAGATGCCCAAGATGGGCGTCTGCGGCATAGGCACCTGGACGCTTCTCACGCAGGACTTCACACCGCAGGAACGCTACGTCGTCGATTCGGGAGGCAGCTACGGCGACGGCATCGTGCGTTCGCTTTTCCAGGCGGTGATGATCGCCGGCGTACCCATTTACTGCGATCCGTATGCGCCGGAAGGCATCCTATACCTGCTCAACACCGATTACCTCTCCATGTATATTCATGATAAAGCCGGTTTCCAGTTGATTCCGTTCGAATCGACTCTGGTCAATGGTCAGATCGGTTATATCGCGGCCATCCTGACGCTGCTGCAGCTCGTCAACGTCAAGCCGCAGAGCCAGGGCAAGTTCGCCAACCTCAATTTCCTGAACATCTGAAGGGAAGCCCAACATGAATCCTTTTTCGCAGATAGCGTATCCCGGACAAGCCCTAAGCGCGCTGCAGCGTCCGCAGTCGGTGACGCTGCGTTCCGGCGCGGTCTGGCCGATTCCCAACGGCGTGTTCCTGGTTCGCCCCGCCGGTCAGACGGCGCTGCAATACAAGGATTACTATTCCGGACTGTGGCGGACGTTTGAGTCCGGCCCTGTGAACCATCCAATACCGCTCTATTCCGATGGCACGAACTTCCGCGCCATCAACGTTTCCGGCACCATACAGGGAACGAACGTCACCACACCGGGCACCGTATATACGCAGGCAGGGACGAGCGTATCCTTTGCTGCTCCTGTTGCCGGAGGTATAACGGCTACAGGCACGCCCATCATCGGAGGTTCCCTTTCGCTCGCCCTCACCACTGCTGGCGCAGGATATACCAATCCTCAGATCATCATCCCGTCACCGGACCAGTATGGCGGTACGCCGGGCCTATGTCTGCCCGCCGTTGCGCATGTGGGATTAAGTGCCGGCGCCCTTTCCGGCATCACGGTCGATTTCGCCGGTGCGGGCTATCTAAGCGCTCCTCCCGTCACCGTACTCGACCCGACAGGCAGCGGCGCGGTCATCACCGCTACCATCACCAACGGCACGCCTTCCAACGGCGGGTTGACCGGTATTATCATGAACAATAACGGCGCGCTCTATGACGGCACACATATACCGGCCGTCACCATCACCGGGCCCACCGGCTCTTCGGGAACGGCCGCCGCCACGGCGCTACCTTCGCTTGCACTCACCAGTGTGACGGTCGGCAGCACCAATACCGGCTACACCGCCACCATCATCTTCTTATCGAGCCTAGGCGCTTCCGCTTCGCCCCCGCTCAATATCTACTGCGATCCGGTGCTACCGCGTCCTGCATGCGGCACCATCGCTCAATCGGGAGGCGTGCTCGGGACCGCGACCATCGAGGACAACGGCAACGGATTCCAGACCGTGCCGCTCATCAAGCAGGTGGGTAACGCCACGGCGGACGGTTCGGTCAACGCGACATTCACCGCTGTGGTGGGAGGCGTCAACAACATCCTTCAATACTGGCAGATAGGGTAGTATCATGGCGGCCGCAGGATACCACATCAAGGTCACGAACAAGAACGACTTCCCCATCGAGGACCGTTTCGACGGTATTCCCTATCTCATACCGGCCATGGGCGACTGCAAGATACCCTATGAAGCGGCGTGCCACATATTCGGCGTGAGGTTCAAGGCAGAGCCGGGCCATAACCTGCCCGCCGATTTCCGCGAGCAGATGTTCCGCCATGTGCAGCGGCGCTGGGGCTGGAACCGGAAGGAAGTGATAGAAAAAAGCCGGGAATGGTTCGGCAGGATTGAGACCAAGCTGATCACGCTGCGCCTGGTCGAGGCCGACCCGGCCGAAAAGGAAGCCCTGCCTGAGCCAAGGAGTGGGGTGCGAGGAGAGAGGGACGAGGGAAAAAAGGGTGAAGGGAAACGGCAGGAGACGCTTGGCCTGAGCGAGAAAGGGGCTGCATGATGAATGGGAACATTGCAGGATTACCTCAACCAGCTACAGGCGGCCATACACGACACCAATAACGCGGATTTTTCACAAGCGACCCTGATAAGTTTCATAAACCAGGCCCGCACCCGCGTAGCACTCGACACGCACTGCGTCCGGGGATTCCTATCGGTGACCGGCGGCAACGCGCTTAACACCATCCCCCAGCAGGAAAATTATATTTATAACGGCACGCTGGGGGGCATTACCGTCACGCAAGGCGGCGTAAATTATACAGCGCCTTCGGTTAATATAACCGACCCCACGGGCACCGGGGCGACTGCGGTCGCCGTCGTGCAGGGAGGCGTCATCGACGCCATCAACATGACAAGCTGGGGGACCGGCTACAGCAATCCTTCCGTTACAGTCACCGATGCCACCGGCTCGGGCGCAAAGGTTTCGCCGACCGTGCTGCTCAACGTGCTCGATATATTATCCATCACGGTATTATGGGGCGACGAACGCATCACGTTCGGCTGGCTTCCCTTTACCGCGTTTCAGGCCTTCCTGCGGCAGATAACGAGCCAGTTCAGCGTGCCCAGCGTCTTCACCATGCACCAGGGCATCCAGCAGGCATTCATCTTCCAGATCCCGGACCAGGCCTATCCGATGGAATGGGATATCATCACGCTGCCCATGCCGCTCGTGAACCTCGCCGATGTGGATTCGCAAGTCATTCCTCCCTGGAACGACGCCGTGCAGCTGTTCGCCGCGCACCTGTGCTATGCGAGCTTGCAGAACCAGGCGATGGCCGACTGGTATTACAGCGGCAACCCGCAGCGGCCGGGAAAATACGACGTCCGCATGAAGCAGCTGCCGGCGACCGCATTCTCGCGGCGCATTCCCAACGTGTACCGCACCTACGCAAAAATGGTGAAAAGGCTTTAGCCCATGCCGCCTAGAACCGAATCCATCGGGAAACATTTCGAGGGAAAGGACATCATCCTTTTTTCGCGCTTCGACGGCGTGGACACGCAGTCGGACCGTCACGATCTGCCCAAAGAGAAAGCGGCATGGCTTGAAAACATACAGCCGATAGGACCCAACAATAACCTGTGCGTTCCGGGCCCCGCGAATGCGATTGCGACACTGACCGGGAAGACCATCACCAAGCAATGGTATTTCAATTACGGACTCAATACCGATTATACGCTTAATTTCTGTTCCGACGGCTCCGCCACTGCGGCGAGAAACCCCGGCGGAGCGAAAACTACGATAGCGGCGCCGGGCACCTTCTCCTCATTGCCGGACGTGACGAACTGGGCGACGCAGCGCGCGCTGATTGCAGACCCGACGGCGGGCTATTGCAGCTGGGACCCGGTCGCGGGACTGGTAGTCTCCGGCGGGGTTTCACCCAACACGCAGGTAACCAACGGCGGCAGTCTTTACGCGGGCGGGGCAACGGTGACTTACGCCACGAGCGGTTCGGGAACCGGGGCGACATTCACTGCGACGGTCGTGGGCGGCGTGGTAACCTCCGTCAATCTCACGAATCCCGGGACGGGATTCGCCGCAGGCGATACGGTGACGCTTACCATACACGCCGTTGCAGGCGGCAGCGGCGCTACCGCCACGGCGCATGTCTGGCCGTTCCTCACGTCCGTCGTGACTACGCTCGCCGTCTTTGACGGGCGGGTCTGGATCGGAGCTGCCAATATGCTCATATGGACCGGAACGGGAGCCACCTACAACGGCGTGGGATATGACGATTTCCTGACCGCAGACGCCGCGGGCAGCAGCATCGTCAACGACCCGAGCCTGGTGCACCGCATCACAGCGTTGCGCGCTCTCAATAATTATCTCTTTCAGTTCGGTGACAATTCGGTCACGCAGATCGGCAATATCACGGTAAGCGGCTCAACGACAAGCTTCAGCTCGACGCAGCTATCCAGCGACCAGGGAACGACATTCCCCGATTCCGTGGTTTCATTTAACCGCCTGGTGCTTTTCGGAAACACGGTGGGAGTGTTCGCGCTGTTCGGTTCGTCGGTCGAGAAAATCTCCGATGCCCTCGACGGCGTTTTTCGCCGCATCGATTTCAGCCAGCCTCTCAAAGGCGCGGTCAACGACCTGAACAATATACATACGTTCCTTCTGCTGGTAAAATATAACGATCCCATGAGTGGTGCCCGCGGTCTCATTTTGGGGTACATGAACAAGAAATGGTTTTTCATCAGCCAAGGCGATTCGCTCGTTTCCATATTTACCGCCATCATAAACGGGACTACTGACACGTTCTCGAGCTCCGGCGACGATATCACAGAGATTCTGGCCGATCCGAACGCCCCAGTGGACATCATCCTATCCACTTCGCTCACTTCGCACGAAACGCCGTTTGAAAGCAAAAAAACCGTACGCTATGCCACGGTGCAGACGCTCGGCGCGCAGAACCAGCTGAGTCTTCTCATCGAATCGGAACGGATGAGCGAAGGCAATTCTTACAGCGCGACCAATTTCATACAGTTCACGGGACTGGGAGGAATG